TATTAAGTTTTTATCGCCCTTAGCTAAGGCGCAAGACGGTGAAGATTTAATGTCAGTACGTCAAGCGGTAGAGTTTGTTATGCAGACCGCAGGGCCAGAAGCTATACCTATGGCGTTTGCTATTGAAAACTTTGGAACGTGGGCGGGAGAGAAAACAGGAATGCCAGCCGAGTTAATTAGAAGCGAGACTGAAAAGCAGAACATCATTCAAGCGGGAGCCGAGGCAGAACAAAGCGGCTTAACACAAGCGCCAAGGCCAATTCAGTGAGTTGGGAAGAAATAGACGGGGCATCAGTCGATACTGAGGGTGCCAAGAAACAGCTTAAAAACCGTCAAGCAGAAGCGGCTGAACTTGCTAAGGCGTATAGCCGTTGCTTTGACAGTGATGAAGGAAAGAAAGTATTTGCTGACCTTAATCAGCGGTTTATCTACAACAATGATACATCGTTTGGGTCTAGCAACATTAACTACGAGGCGGCTTACCATAACGGCGAGGCGGGTGTAGTAAAGTTTATACTTAATCAAATTAATCAGGCTAAAATTATATGACAAAAACTAAAAAAGCGCCGGTAAAAAAAGCGCCAGCAAAAGAAAAACCAGTAAAAGAAGTAAAAGATATTCCTGTGCAAATAGAGCCAGAAAGCAAAAAGCATCTTGAAGCTATTGGGTTTAACTTTGAATGGTTGCAGGCTTTAGGAAAGTTATACAAGTTTGATTCTTTTATTTATATTAAAAAGTTTTGCGCGTTTCGCTGTACGCAAGAAGGACAGCATGTAGAGTGGATAGACGTAAATACCCTTGCTTTGTTAAACGGCAAGCAAGCATTATGTGTGATATTAAACAAGCACCAGCCTTTAAGTAAGGCTCGAAAGATTATACAACTACCGTGGGATAAATTATGAGTTTAGAAGATCAGGCCGCACCAGAAGAAACGGCAAGCGATACCCTGTTAGATTCAGCAACGCCAGAACTACAAGAGGGTGAATACTTTTTAGCGGAAGGAATTAAAGGGGCTGGCGAGGTTCCAGAATGGTTCAATCCTAAATATGGCTCTGTAGCAGAACAAGCCAAAGGTTACAGCGAATTAGAAAAGAAGTTTGGCGGGTTTACTGGCGCACCTAAAGATGGTTACTCTGCACCAGAAGGGGTAGAGTCAGACGATGCCTTATTGTCTGAGTTGCAAGAATTTGCTACTAAAACAAATATGTCGCAAGACGCATTTAGTGAGGCGTGGGAGTTGCTTTCAGCCCAAGCGGGTGCTGTAGAAGAAGTATCTCACGAACAGGAAATAGCCAAGCTAGGTGATAACGCTCAACAACGTATCAAAACTGTAGAAGGATTTTTGAAGAATAATCTGGACGCAGAAGCATACGAAAGAGTTAGCCAGAAAGTAACCAATGCCGATGCTATTGAATTAATAGAAGAAATTGTAAAGGCAACCGCTCCTGCTAAACTGCCTATTGACGGTGGCGAACACCCTGCCGGCTTAACGTGGGCCGACATTGAAGCAGAAATGTACAAGAAAAACGAGTACGGACAATACTTGAGAAGCGTAGACCCTAAGCATGACGCTAAAGTTCTAGCAATGCAAAAAGAATTTGGCGGCGACAAGCCTTACCAAAAAATGGTAGGTTGATTCTTCAAGGGTATTTAGTTATAATCAAACAACTGGATACCCTTTTCTTTAGGCCCAGTAAAATTTAGGTTGAATGCTGACCATTTTTTACTGGGTACTCAGCACAAACCTTGAAAAATTTTATTACTCTTTTTCGAGGAAATCATTATGAGTAAGTTTCTATCTGCTGTAGCTGTCACAGAGTTTGACAGCATGGTCAAGCAAGCCTATCAAGGTATGGGTATGCTCCGACCAACTGTAACACAACGCAACAACGTAACTGCCGATACCTATAAGTTTCGACGCATGGGTAAAGGTATGGCGAATCAAAAATCTACCTCTGACATCGTAACCCCAATGAACGTAGAGCATGAGCTTATTACTTGTACTCTATCTAATTGGAATGCTCCCGAGTATACGGACATTTTTGATGCCGCCGAAGTAAATTTTGACGAGAAGCAAGAACTGGCTGAAACTGTAGCTGGCGCTTTGGGTCGTCGTGACGATCAGATTATCATTGACGCGCTAGACGCATCTACCCCTTTGACCTCTACTGTTGGTACTGGCGTAGGTGGCGCAGGTTCTAACCTTAACATGGCTAAGATCATTAAAGCTAAGGTTGAGCTAAAAAAGCAGGGCGTTAATACTCGAAGCGGTAATTTTTACGCGGTTATTGAGGCTGATGGTCTTGGCGGTTTGTTGAATGATGAAAAAGTATCAAACGCAGACTATCAAGCGATTAAGGCTTTGGTAAACGGCGAAATCAATACTCTAGCTGGGTTTAACTTCTGCATTCTTGAAGATCGCGCAGAAGGTGGCTTGACGGAAGCCGCTAACGTAGTAGATTCGTATTTCTACCACACGCAAGCGGTTGGCCTTGCTACTGGCATTGCTCCAAAAACTGAAATCAACTGGATACCCGAGCGTACTTCATGGCTTACTAACGGCAACCTAAAAGCTGGTGCTGTCGTTCGAGACTCTGGCGGTTTGGTTAAAGTTCAATACACTAAGACTGCATAAGGAGATTATATCATGGCTTTTTCAAGAGATGGTTTGTGCCGTATTGGTGGTAGTGGTAACGGCGGTTCTACTTGGCAGTATACTTCTGCTGACGCTAAAACTGTTGTAGATAATGCAGATTACTTTTTGCCTGCTATTAGCGAGTTGGCAATCGGCGATTTAATTATCTGTAAGGATACTACTACTCCTACTGCACCTGTAGTAACTCTTACTTACATTAAGACACGCACCGCAACAAGCATTACTGCGGCGGCTGGTACTACTATAACAGCGTAAGTATCTGGGGGCTTCGGCCCCCTTTCTTACTGAGGTTTATATGGCAGAAAAAATAAAGCTAATTTCTAACGCATTAATATTAATTGGTGATCTGCCTATTACGTCTTTAAGCGGTAATGATCGCGCGCAGACTGTAGCAAACAACCTGTATGACAACATTGTACAAAACGAATTATCTAAGCATCGGTGGGGCTTTGCCAAGCGTCGAGCGCATCTAGCATTAACTACTGAAACTCCCGTAGGCAATGAGTTTAAGCACGTTTATCAACTGCCTACTGATCTGCTTGTTTTAATTAAGATTGACCCTTACGTCAATTACAGAATTTACGGCGACAAAATACACGCTAATGCTTCTGGCCCTTTGTATGCTGAGTACACCGCAAACGTCAGAGAGGGCGAGTGGCCTGTATACTTTGCTAAAATGGTTGAGTATGCTTTAGCGATGGACTTTGCCCCATCTATACGGGATAGCGCGGCTTCTGCCGATATGAACGCATCCCAGTATCTTAACGCCTCTCGCATGGCGCGATACACCGATTCCCAACAACACCCTACCACCCCCTTACGAGATCAGCCCTTTATATCTGTGAGGCATTAATGGCCTTTGATATTTACGACTTTACGCAAGTAGGCCAACAAGGAGAAGGCTCTTTGTGGTCTTACGATAACGGGGATGCAGTTTCCACTATTCTAACCGCAGGTTATTTTAACGATGCGTCCTACGCTATTATTGCCGGTGATACTATACTGCTCCCACAGCAAGGGCCAAGCGTAACCTTAGACGTTCAATCAGTTACTAGTGGTGTGGTGGTGGTTGCTTTGCGTGGTGAAAATCCTCTTAGCAATCCCACGTTTACTTATACGAACGGATTACTGACAGGGATTACTTATGGCGGCGGTCAGACTAAAGTTTTGTCTTATACTAATGGGGTATTAACTAGCATTGTTTTGACTGCGGACAGCGTAGTGACCACTAAAACTCTCAATTACACCGATGGTGTATTAACCAGTATTACGGAGAGTTAAATGGCTACGTTTACATCAACGTCTGAACGAATAACCATTGACGGAGCCTACAAAGACTTTACAGGCGGGTCAGGCAATACAACTACGGTCATTCAATACGCTTCTGGCGATGCCCCTGTAAGTGGTGATGCGGGTCGTTTTTTGCTGTGGAAGAATGGCAGTAATACAGGGTTTTGGGAGGTGCGTTTTATAGCGTCTGCTACCTCGTCTACTGTCACGGTAACTGATGGCGGCTTTAGTTCTGCACCACCTAGCGGCTCTACGTTTGTTATAAGCACTAACTTGGACGATATTGACGCGGCTTTTTCAAATTCAGTTGTTCGCAAGGAAGGTCGTAGCTTCCAGATTAGGAATCGTGACTTTGAGCTGACAAACGGTGCGTTTGTTGCTGATGTAAACGCTTCTATTAACACTAAATCGACACAAACGGGTAGCGGTTTTATTGGCACTTATCCAGTCGCAAACGGTTGTGTTTTGCAGTTTGGGCGGCTAATAGGGGGAGAGGCTAATAATAGCGTAGAAACTATTGGCGGTTGTAACATTACTTTTGAGATTTTTAACAACACTTTAATGTTTACCACTCAAGGTTCTGCAAACTCAAACGGCCCCGTTGTGAATTTTTACGGCTGTTTGGTGAAATCTATTAGTAATGGTTTTAGTCCGTTTATTCGCGGCCCCGGATCGCTTAGACTAATAGGAAGTATTTGTGATGGCCCGATGGGTGGCCGTATGTACTCGACTGAGACTGAATTGGATTCTT